TGCAGCGGAGATTGTATCGCCATCAGCATACGTGGACTGTCGTGTATAATTCGCGCCCATTTACCTTCTTGCTCCCACTTGAAATTCTAATTGAAACCCTTTTAGGGTATATGGAGCAGTAGTATCTGCCCCATCTTCTACTCTTAATGCCACTGCAAACCCCGAACCTTCCACTGCTTTGCGAACAATTGGTTGGGAAGGTCCACCGTACACGGCACTACCATAAGAAGATGTACCGTAAACACCTGCAACATTCGTACTATCTAACGGGTATGCGGCGGGTCGAGTAGATTGACTTGATTCATAGTCGTATCTTACAAACAAGTCTGCATCAATTGTTGACTCTGGTGCGTAGTTGATGTTAACACGCTGCATGTGTTTTCGTACTCCGGGGTCACCCATACTTAAATCAGGACTTCTATATTTTGCTTTTATTAAAGAACCGTCGAAAGTATTGCCTGCCTGTATATGTAACCATCAAAGCCTCCGTGTATGGCTCTGACATCACCCGCTTCAACTATTGTATCCGCACATGCAGGGCGAATACCTTTCATAGTCGAAAACTCAAACGCTTGTCCCTTCATCACACATATTGCACCTATCGTAGATGTTTGTGAGCCACCATCTTTTGAAAAGAAAATACGATACTGTGTTTTATCAGGTATAACCAGTGAAACAAACGCCCCTGCATTAGTTAGGTTGTCCCTAAACAATTGCTGAACATTAGTGCTTATAGTACCTAATTCAACGTCACCAATACGGGCTGTACCAGCAACGGTACGTAATCCATCTGGCCCCAAGAATACTAAGTCACCCGCAAATTCCAAAATTGTAAAGCCATTTATACAGCCTATATTTCTAGTGACTGGTACAATGGCAAAGTCAGAAAGAGAACTACCCCCTAGTTTAAATATCCTGTTTTCACAGAATATAAACAAATTGTCACGAAAGACCTTTAAGCCAACGATTGTGTCATCAACTTTGATGCTTCCGGCTCCGTCGCCCGTGTTAAATCCATCTTCATCAAAAGGTTCACTAAAAACTATTTCTTGAGGTGTAGATGCCATGCCAGAATAAAACATGTGATTCTTAAAAACAACAACGTGTTTTGCACCAGCAACTGAACTATCACTAACATCTGTGGCACTGAGAGATGTGTTAAATATGGTAGGGGCATTAACTTGGTCAACAACTATTATCTTTTCATTACCATCGAAGTTGTATCGTTCAAAATTGTATCGGGCTGCGTTTGTTCGTCCTGTATCTCGCGCAGTCCAAGTTTCGGAAACAACATCATCAACTGCATGGGCTGCTGCTGTTGTACTGCTTGTTGCCCTAGTTACCCCTGTGAATGTAGTTGAAGTAACCCCAGTGTATGTAAATATTTCTGAATTTATCTGTATTGTTCCACTGGAACTAAACCCGGTGGTACTATCAACGCTTATTATGCCAGAGCCTGTCATGGCAGTTGATGCAGATAGGGCTGCAGATAATTCTGATGATGCAGAACTAAATATCTTTTCCCCTCTTGCTGCCAGCACAAAATTGTTAAACTGAGTAGACATAAGAACAGGTTCGGTAGAATTGTTTGTTTCTGGAACGATCTGATTTACAAAGGGTCTAAACCCAAGCATACGCTTGTAACCCCCGCCAACGTCTGGCTCAAAGTTTTCTAACTCAAGAGCTTGCCCCGGTTGCATAATAAAGGTGGACCTGTTCAGTATCAAGCCACCTTCGCAGTTAAAAGAAAGGGGGCTAACCCCTTGTAGTTCTAAATCCGGCATATTAAACTGCTCTCATATAGTCTTTTCTATTTAATAGTTCTACTTTCATGCGCTTCAAACCATCTTCGTATTCTTTCAGGGCAAACTGTGCAGTCTGTACATCTGAACGGAACATGTAGGTGTAATACTTTGCACGAGCGTTGATTACAGGCTCAAAACGTTCGGGTATGATAGATTCATCTGTTGCTGAAGAAAGAGCGGTTGCAGTAACGTAGTAATCAAAAGATAAACTACGATTACTGTTTTTAGGAATAGGTGTTAAGCCTATCTCCTCATTGTATGTTGTGTATACGTACTCTGGGTCACCAAACTTATCTACATCTGCACGAGAATCTCTTTCTCTAAACCGTTCAGTGTATTCCTCATAAGATAGATACTTCAATGGGATTGGAGTTAAGTTCTCCGTTAACTCAACTAATTTTACGAACGCTGCACTACCTGCTGCTTCTGTAAAACTTACGTGGTGAGTTGTTGCTGTTGCTGTAAACGTTGTTTCAGTCAACAACACTTCGTTAGCATTGCTAATTGTGAGCGTAGAGGATGTAGTTTGTGAACCACCTGAACTCGTTCCAACTTCTAAGGTCAGGGTAGCACCACTAGTTTGAGTAAGTATGGTGTATGATCTACCGACAATTAAATCATCTATTTGTTGAGATGCTTCTGCACTTGTAAGCAACAGTGTGTTACCAAACTTAGAACTTGCTGCAGGAGAACCACTTACAGTCGTCCAACCTGTTATACTAGCAGCCCCCGCAACTTCGTAGTTGCCATTAGTTATGTAATTCTTCGGCTTTAACATCATGTTGTCATAGTCAACATACTTGAGAGTTGATGCAATTGAAGCGTAGCTATATACCTGCTTACCCGCAATAACATCAACCTCTCCCGACGCATGAGTAAAAGGCCAATTTAACTCAGAGTTAAGTATGTCGGAGATAGCACGATTGATATAATCTTTTACAGTTGTCTGTACACCACGAGAAGAAGTGAATGTGCTGTTAGTCAATTCAACTTCGTTCATATCCCGAAGAACGTTGTTCACTAATACAATATAGTCACTAGCCATTTACTTTGCTCTTCTTCTGTTTCAATTTGTATTGCTTAATCCCACCGGATAAAGTACGTATAAGTTTTAAATCTTCTTCTTTGTATACGGAAAGAAACTTTGTCTTCCTTAAATCAACTGGCTTTAGCAGTTGGTGACGTATCACTTCTTATTCCAGTCTAAAACTGTACGATGTTTTTTCCAAAACCAGTTGCCGATACAAGTGAAGGGCTTACCCATTGAGAGTAAAGCCCAACCTAATCGCTTAATCAAAAAGGGACGGATACCTATCGTCCGTGATTTCATCCAATGCCTCAAGCCTACTATTTGCTTCTTCCCAACTTCCAAGAGCTTTATCCATTTCCGCAAGAAGGTCTGGATGCTCCCCAATAGCTGTTGGATTTTGGAGGTAATTTGTGAGAATATATTTTGCACTTTTTTTCTGTGCCTCGTATCTATGACGCAGTGCGTCTATTGCAAGTTGTTTCATGGTATTCCCTTCAAAAGTATTATATACGAATTTTGAAGTTTAGTCAAGAATTTAATTGACAATCCCTGATGCGGTAGAAATCATCAAAGCTATAAAGAGTCCAAAACCGACTGCAATAACCATTGCTATCACAAATCCTACCTTAATGTTTTCCATCATCTCTTCTTGTCGTAAGATTTCGGCTCTTCTTGCGGCGGCTGCAGCTTCCTTTGCGGCTTGGATGCGCTTCGCTCTTTCAGCTACGATGCCCTTCCAAGTTCCCGGACCAAACCTCATGTCAACCATTGTGGCTACTTCTTGGAGTTTTTCTGCAGCGATAC